CCGCGGTCATGCGCAGCAGCGCCGAGGACGTGGTTCCCAGCTTGCTGGCCAGCTGGGCGAGGGAGTACATCCCGGCGGTCTTGTACTCGCCGTGGAACCCGGCGGGCCGGGTGGCCGGGTCCGCGGATACCTCGCCGAGCCACGGCTTGCTGAACACGGACACATCGTAGGTCCCGGCGTTGCGGTACTGCACGCCGATGACGGGGAACGGGCCGCCGGCGTGGGCGACGAGCGCGGTGGCCTCGGCCTCGGTGAGGTTCCAGTTCGCGATCCACAGGCCGACGCCTTCGCTGATGCCCCCGTGGACGAGCGCGTTGACGACGGGCGTGACGCTTGAGAGAGACGTGTAGATGGCGGGGTGACGCTGCCCGGGGCGTTTCCCGGCGGCGACGTTCGCGGCGGCGGCCTCGGCCCACCGGGCGCAGACGCCGATGGTGGCCGCGCCGGCCTCCACATCCAAAACGTCAGCGGTGGTGTCGGTGGCGCCGGGGTCCTGGCAGATCCTCACCGCGCCGGGGTGTGCTTTCCATTCGGCCGCACCCCAGGGGACGGTGCCGTGGCCGGTGGTGTACCCGGCGGCCAGACCCTTGGGGAGGTGGCTGATGTTGGCCCTGATCGCATCACAGACGGTGGCTACGGAGATCGTCACGGTGCTCCTGGGTGTCGGGTTCCGAGGTCGGCGGCGGCGGGAGCTGCGGGCCGCCAGGCGTCGCGGCAGGTGCCGCACATGGCGGCGGTGTCGAGGTCGGCGTACGTGCCGCACCGGTCGCAGTACCCCACGGCGGGTCATTCCGGGGCGGCGGGAGGCAGCAATGTCTTTTCGGCCCGGACGGTCACGTTCGACGGTGCGGGCGGCGGCGTCACGGCCGGCCGGGGCGTATGCCGCGCAAGATAACCCGCGCCAAAGGCGAGGACGCCCGGCATGAGCACGTAGACCCAGCTCACGATGACGTCGGGCACGGCGCCCCGGAACACGTAATTACCCAGCACCCACAGGATCAGCCCGGACGCGGCGGCGGCGCCCGTGGACGCGGTGACTTTCGCCTCTACCGGCCCGGCCATGGCTCTCCCGTCATCCCTTCAGGGTCGCGGTGCAATCCCGCTGCGCGAACACTTTCCGCACGTAGCCGAGGAACTCCCGGACGAGCGCCGCCCGCTTCTGCTTCTGCACGGCCGTCTCGTGCGGCGGCGGGGCGCTCATCGCCACCAGGTGGGTCCACAGGGTCACCTGCTGGGCACGGGACTCGTTCCCGGCCTGGCACAGCTGCACGACGGACGCCCGCGAGGCGATCTCGCCTTGCACCGTCCGCACGGACAGCCAGAAGCTGGCCCCGGCCAGCAGGAACGCGAGGACGAACAGGATCACGATCGCGTGGCCGACGCCGGGGGTGACCGCCCGGAGCGGCAGCCGCAGCCACCCGTCCCCGGAGTGCGGCGCCTCACTCACCGTCCGCCCCGGACGAGGACCCAGACGGCGAGGACCCAGACGACGGCGATGGCGGCGAGGAACGCCCAGCTTGCCCAGAGCTCCCGGACAGGAGGACCCTGGCGTGGGATGCCACGCTGGGGACCGTCAGCGCCAGGCCCGTAGCCAGGAGGATATCGCTGGGAGAACTCGCAAATACCTGGCTCAGCACGAGCACGATGCCGGTACCAGTGAGGGCAATATCTTTCACCGCCGCCCAGAGAATTTCCCATCGCTGCGAGCTCCAAGACACTCCGCCCCCGCTTTCTCCCTACTTCTTGACCACATACAAAACGAAGCTGATCACGGCGACCAGGGTCGCGACCGCCGCGATCACCGTGCCGATACTGGCCCGCTGGTCGGCGCGGGTGCTGCTGGCGCCGATCCCGGTGGACTCGATCCTGACGACCCGGTCCTTGAGGTCGGTGACCTGGTCGGAGAGGCTGGACAGGCCGGTTCCCGCCTGGGCGGCGTTCGCCGCGATTGTCTCCTTGGTGCTGCTCTCGCTTTTGCTGATGGCGAGGGTGTTGGAGTCGTTCTGCGCGGCCACCGCCTTTTCCTGGGCAGCGAGGGCGGCGGCGAGGGCGAGGGCGTTGGAGGCGAACAGGGCGTCGACGGCGGCGAATTTCTCCTGGCTGACGTCGCCGACCCGGCGGGTCTCGGCGAGGGCTCCGCTGATCTGGCTGAGGATGTACTCGCGTTCGGCTGCCGCCTTCTCGGCGATCGCGGTGATGGCGTCGGCGCGGGCCTTGTCCAGGTCGGTCAGCCGCTGCTCGATGAGTTCCCGGTTGCCCTGGTCGCGGCGCCCGACCTCGGTGCGGAACCGGGTCATGTCCGCGTCGTATTCGCGGGTGAGCTCCCGGGCGCGTTCCCACAGCCGGGCCCGGTCCAGGTTCACCACGTCGAACCGGGCGTCGAGCAGTTCGCGGAGCGCGGCGAGGTCCTTGTCGTGGAGTTCGCGGAGCGCCTGGACTTCGCGGCGGAAGACGTCGGTGGCCCGGTCGACCGCCTCGGTGGTCAGCAGCGTCGGGTCGGGCACGGGCACCCACCCGCCTCCGGGTGTCGGGGTCGGCCCGGTGCCGCCGTCGGCCACGGCCGCCCCCTCCCCGGGTGTTACAGGGTCAGGCCGGGCCGCGCACGCCGGCCAGGGCGTCGTCATAGTTGAACGCGGACGGCTGGGTGCCCTGCCCGTAGTAGACCTGCGCGACCGCGAACAGGTTGTTGGCCTTCGTCCAGAACGTCGCCGCGTCGGCGGAGGAGAATCCCAGCGTGACCAGGGCGGCCTGCTGCGCGGCCTGGTCCGCGCCGAGCTTGACGATCCAGCTCCACAGCTTCACGACGTTCTGCATGTCGGCCTGCATCTGCTTCGCGTTGCTCGTGAGGATGTTATTTGCCTGGTCGCTGCTGGTGGTGGCGCCTACTGACACGGTTCCCTCACATTCGCCTGGTGAGCCTCGTCCGGTACGTCTTCGCCGAGTGGCCGGTCGAGGTCACTGCTGACCAGTTGGCGTACACCTGCAGCGTGTGGTTGCTGGTGGTGTCGAATGACTTGGTGCTGGCGCCGGAGTTCGACCCGATCGTGCTGTTGAAGTTCGTTGCGTTCCCGACGTTCGTGCCCTGCTTGTTCAGGGCCCCGTCGGCCATCAGCAAGGCTGTCCCGCCGGCGCCGGAGGTCAGGATGGACAGCCGGAACCGGACGGTGTACTGGACGGTCGTGGAGGTGTTGTGCGGGAAGAAGACGCTGCCGACGGTGCATGAGGCGCCCAGGACGGTGCCGTCTACGGCGAGCCCGAGATTCCACTGCGGGTCTGATCCGGTGGCGCTCGTGGGGGCTGTGGCGATCCCGTCCATCTCGATCTCGTACTCGGATGACTGGTTGCCCTCGTCCGCCAGGTAGTTCAGCGGCGCGCTGATGATGGTGTCGGTCGTCTGGGTGCCCATGGCGAACTGCGCGACGTTGATCGTGCTGCGGTCGATTACCGAGTCGTTCCCGGCCTGGCTGATGTACCGGGGCCGCCCGGCTGTCGAGGAGTAGAACGTGCTGGCCCCGGACACCCCGGACGGCGCGGATCCCTGGTTGTCCAGGACCAGGCCGCCGGTCTGGATCTCGATGCCGGCGGCGTAGGTGTTGCCGAATGAGTCGGTGCCGGACACGGGGGAGATGGACACGTCCAGGTTCCCCGCCGCCGGGGTCGACGTGTACGCCAGGAACTGGCCGGATGACCCGGACGCGACGTACTGCAGGGCCTTGATGACGGTGGCGTCGACGAACCCGGCGTACACCTGCCCGGCGGCGATCAGCGACGCGGTGAGCGTGCCCGTGGCGATGTTCGCCGCGACGATCGTCGCCGCCTGGATCGTCGCGCTGGCGTCGAATTTGAACGGCGCCCAGCTGCTGCCGTTCCACTGGCTGATCAGCCCGGTCGCCGACGCGATCCAGATGTCGTTCGTGTCGGGGTTCGCGGGCGCGGACGCGCTGATGGTGATGCGGTTCCCGCCGAGCGTCTTGACGGTGATGCCCTGGTTGAGCATCGACGGGGTGATGAACCCGTTGGCGATGATGCCGCCGAGGCCGCCCGCGCCGGGCGCCGTCGACGTGACCGCCCCGGATCCGGGGATCTGCGCGGTCTGCACCGTGCCGGGACTGAAGCCGGTTTCGTACGGAGTTTCCGGCACGCAGTTGTAGCTGAGCGTCCACTCTTTCGGCGTGCCGCGGATCGTCTCGGTATACCCGACGGCGAGCTGCTTGACGGTGGACGCGGACAGGAACGCGGGCGGGTTGGTGATCTGCACGTAGTCGCCGGGCCGCAGTCCGGGGATCGCGGCGAACAGGGACGCGAGCGACGCTTTGGCCATCTTGACGGTGACGACGGGGAGCCGGATCTCATCGACGGACCCGACGTTGAGCAGCCAGTTGGCTATCGCGGCGATCTGCGTGTCGGACGCGGCGTTCACGGTCCGCGCGTAGGCGTACCCGTTGCCTATCCCCGAGGGCGGATTGACGATCGACATCGCCCCGGCCGTCAGGATGGCCTGCTGCGAATACCCGGTGGACTGGTTGACGACGACGATATTGTTCCTGGTCAGCTGGTCGTCGAACGCGGTGGTAAGGCTCGGGTCGATGGTCGCCGCGGTGTAGCTGATCGTCGCGGCGGCCGCCTGGTTGGCCATGCTCGTGAGGCTGCGGTAACCCAGGCCGAACTGTGTCCGCGACTCGAAGAGCAGCCCCATGTCCACGTCCTCGACGGACTGCAGCACATTGGTCAGCGTGTCGTCGACCTGCGGGCCCATCGCCGCGGTCGTGCTGGCGGTGCCGATCGTCTCCGCGGCGATGCCCATCTCGCCGCACACCCTGGTAAACCGGTCCATCGCGAACTCGCCGACATAGCCGCCGAGGGCGTAGGCGGCGGGGACCATCAGCGGCACGGCGCCGTAGGTCACGCTCAGATGGCCCACGGCCGTGTCCATCAGGACGTTGGCCCGGCCGAACACGACCGTGGAGACCGCGCCGACAGAGGCCGTGGTCACCGTGCCGGTCATCGACTCGGTGATCCCCGCCGCGCCCGGCGTGATGATCCTGAACGCGAAGGCGACGTTCCCGCCGGACGGGGTGAGCTCGCACGACGCCAGGACGGGCAGGCCCTTGACGTTCGTGGTCGTCGTCCCGCTGGCGACCACGGTCCCGCCGGAGTTCCGCAGCTGCATCAGCAGCGTGCCCGTGGCGTTGAGGTAGATTTCAAATTTCGCGATGGTGCCGGCGCTGTTGACCTCTACGAGGTTCCAGTTGGTGGTGCCGCTGGCCGAGTCGCCCGCCTTGGGCACGGAGATCAGGAACCGGGTCACGTTGTTCGTGGCGGTGCCGCCGGCGGGGACGGTGGCGGTGATCTTCGCGGCGTTGAGCTGCGGGACCCCGTCGGACCCCTTGAAGTCGGTGCACGCGGCGAGCGACAGCCCGGCCTGCCCGGCTACGAACGACTGCACGGCGTTCGCGGTCCCCGCGACCGAGTCGAACGAGACGAGCTGCCCGGAGCCGGTGCCGTCTTCCATCGGCCAGTACGCCCGGGGCGCGGACGTGCCGGTCAGGGTGAGGCTGTTATACCGCGTGAACGCGGAGCCGAGCGAGGTCTGCAGCTGCGACATGCGCCGCCAGATCCCGTTCGCGGTGATGTCAACATAGACGTCCCGGCCCGACACCGACCACGCGGGCGGCCACTCGGCGACTTCGCCGAAAAACCTGAATCCGCTGTAGGCCACCGCCGTGACCGACGTGGCGTTGACGCTGACGCGTATTTGCGTATTGCGAACTATATTCGGAAAATAGGCCCCGGCAGCTAGTTTCGGCGTAAATCTTCCATCGTTCGCCAAGGTCAATTTGAGGGTCGCGGCCTGCAGCGTGGAGGTCCAGTCGGTGCGGCCCATGCCCGAGATCTGAATAGGATTCCGCAACCGGACATATTGAGTTATATCGGTCCACACGCCGCCGGAGACGATGCTCAGCAGCTCGACTTTGACACCGAGGCTATTGGAGCCGGCGCCCGGGAACGTGGCCACCGACACCTCCCCTAATCACGGTATAATTGCAGGTAGAAACACAAGCGGACCCGGCGGTGTAGTCAGCACCGTGACCCGGGTCCTGACCGAGAGGAAGTCTCGGCTGTGAGCAATCCTGCCACCGGGCCGTGCGCCGTATGCGGCCAGCCGTCCGTCTCCAAGTACGGCGTGTGCCGCCGCACGATCGAATGCAGGCGAGAGGCGCAGCGCCGGTGGCGCGAGGCCAATCCCGGGCGCGGCCGTAGCTATTACGCCGCTAACCGCGAGGAGATCAACGCGGGGCAGCGCGCACATTACGCCGCTAACCGCGAGGCGGAGCGCGCCCGGGGGCGTACCGAAACCGCACGCGCCGCGGGCCGCCGTCGCTACGCCGCTAACCGCGACCGGAAAATCGAACAGAAACGCGCGTATTACGCTGCTCACCGCGATGAGCTAAACGCTCAGAAACGCGCCGAGCACGCCGCGAATCCAGAGCTGGGGCGTGCCCGGCATCTCTACGAAAACCACGGAATGCGACCCCATGAGTGGGCCGCGATGTACGCGGCGCAAGATGGCTACTGCTACCTGTGCAGCCGGGAACTCGATGTGTCGGGGAGCAGGACGGTTGCGGTTGAACACGACCATAGATGCTGCCCTCAGGGGCGCTCCTGCGCTGCTTGCCGTCGCGGACTCGCGTGCGCAGCCTGCAATAAGGCCATTGGCCTAGCAGGTGACGATCCGGCCCGCCTCAGGCGCATGGCCGATGCGCTAGAAGCCGCCCAGCTGAGAATCAGCCAGCGAGATGCCGCCATAACACTGTTCTAACGCGATCCGTACGCCCGCTGCACATCGCCGCCGCCCCGGATCCGGACGTTCTTCCTGATCCAGCGCTCCAGGTCGTCGCCGCCGTTCCCGCCGACCCATTCGACCTGCAGCTTGCCGCCGCCGCCACCCCGGGCGGGGATTACCTGTTCTGGTCGTCCCGTTCCGTTCCAGGCCATGGTGGCCCCCGGCTTCAGCCAGCCGCCCCGGTCGTAGCTGACCATCCCGCCGCGGGCGGCACCCGTGAACGGGCCCAGCGCCGCCGCCAGCACCGGAGCGATCGAGTTGACGATATCGCCGCCGTATGAATGAGTAACACCCGGCAGCACGGGCCCGGGTACCGCGGCGGGGTGCGCCTTGATGTACGCGTCGGAGTACCCGAGCATCCCGGAGATCGCGGCGACGGTGGCCTTGTCCCGGCCCATCTGCGCTTTCCAGCCGCGCACGTTCTTCGCCAGCGACGGGAGGCTGCCCGCGGCCCGGATCTCCTTGTCGAGGCCGAGCTCGTTGACGCCGAGCATGGTCCGCCACGCCCGCTCGGTGGTCCGCTCCTTGAGCAGGGTGGCCAGGAGCCGGGTCTCCCCGGCCGCGGCGCCCGCCCAGAACTTGTGCTGCCCGGCGGACAGTCCCGGCGCCCCGGCGAGGGTCTTCGCCCGGCCGATCGCGGCGGCCATCTCGGGTATCTGCTCGTTCAGGACCTTCGGCCCTACCGCGAGGGCGTACGGGCCGCCGTGGCGGGTCTGCCACGCCTTCAGGTACGCCGCGCCCTGCCCGGCGACCCCGCCGGACGCGAACCCGGGGACCAGGCCGCCCAGCGCGTAACCGTGACCGGAGCCGATGCCGCCGTAGGCGTTCCGCAGGCCAGGGCCATAATTCGACTGGGCGTACTTGATCGCCGAGTACACGTTGGCCAGCGGGTTAACCGAGACGCCGTACTCGAACGGGCCCACGTTCCGGTACCGGCCGGCGTACGCGGCGAACGTCCCCCGGATGACCTGCATGAGCCCGACCGACGGATGGCCGGCGATCCAGTTCGAATCGGTACGATTCACGATGGTCGGGTTGCCGCCGGACTCGGTCTGCATCTGGTAGAGCACGGCATCGGTGAGCTGAGCGACGTTCGCCCCGGCCAGGCCGAGGGCCTGCTGCACGACGCCGCGCCACTGCTGCACGCCCGCGCCCGGCTTGTAGTTCCCGATGCCGCCTGCGGTGATGGCCTTCCCGGCCTTCTGCGCGGCCGCCATCGCGTTCAGGATCGCCTGCGCGGTGTTCTGCGCGATCGCGGTGTCCGTCGCGTTGATCCGCCCGCCGATCCAGGGCGGCAGCCCGGCCACCTTTCCCGGGCCGTAGGACCCGGCCACGCCGCCCGCGGCGAACCCGGGGATCTGCCCGCGCAGGTGATCCACCGCTCCGGCCCGGACCATATGCGTCGGGACGACCAGCTCGCCCTTGGACGCCCGGATCATCACGTCATCGGCGGTGGGCCCGGTGCCCCGGTTGATGTACAGCCCGGTCGCGGCGCCGGGCGCGGCCCCGATGTTCTGCGGGCCGTGCGCGACACCCGGCGTGATCGACGTCCCCGTCACCGACCATTTCCCGGAGCCGGTGACGTGGATGGGCGTGTTGATGAACTTGATCAGCGACAGCTTGTTCAGGTAGCCGACCAGCGTCCGGACTTCCTGCCAGTACTGCTGATTCTTCGTCTTGGCGGAGTCGAGCACGGGCAGCCCGCCGCGGATCGCGGCGATGGCCGCGTTGGTGCCGTGGCCGCTGGCTATCGCCGACGTCGCCTGCCTGCTCAGGTCCCCGATGTAGGTGTTGGCGGCGCCGAAGGAATCCCTCTGCGCCTGGGTGTGCAGCCCGATCTGGCCCGCGGACGCCCTGAGTTTGTCGTGGAACGTCTGCGCGTCGTTCGCGGAGGTCAGGATGTCGTTGCCGTAGGCCAGCTGCGTCGACACGGCGGCGCTCTGCGCGGTCGCCAGGGCCGTGGTGGCCTTCGCGGACGCCTGCACCCACTGGGCGTAGGACTGCGCTTTCACCGCCGTGGCGGCCAGGCCCGTCCCGGCCTTGCCCGCATTGCCGGGGATGCCGGCCAGCGCCGAGTTGAGCGCCCCGGTCGCCACGCCGCCCGGGTGCATGAAATTGGTGACGTTCGCGACGGCCTTGGACAGGAACCCCAGCAGGCCGACGTTCGTGCCGACGGAGTTGCTGGTCTTGTCGGTGCTCTTGCCGAACGAGGCGATCGACCCGGCCAGCTTCAGGGCGTTGTCCGAGGCTTGCAGGAACCCGGTGGCCAGCGGCTGCAGGTCCTCCAGCAGCGGCGGCAGCACGTGCATCAGGTCGACGAAATTAGCCGTCAGCAGCTTCATGTCGGGCCCGGCGGTGTCCGCCATGAACCCGAAGAACTGCTGCCACGTCCGCGACCTGAACTCGGTGTCGACCTGGCCGAGGAACCCGCCGAGCGCCTTCCCGGTGGCGGCGGCGACGGGCTGGACGTCCTTCAGCAGCCCCCCGGCGAGCTTGATGCCGGCGTTGAAGACGGACAGCACTTCGGGCTGCATCTGCTGCTCGAACTGGTGGTACTGCTTGCCGAGGCCGAGGATGGAGGTGGCCAGGGCCCGCTGCTCCGGGTTGAGCTTGGACATGTTCGCGGCCAGGCCGCCGGTCTTGCCCGCGGCGTCCGCGATCGGCTTGGCGGCCCCCGCGGCGGCGAGGCCGAACCCGGCCAGCCCGGTGCCGAGCGTCGCGATGACGGGGGACAGGACGACCCCGGCCGCGATGGCCGCGCCCATCCCGCCGCCGGGGATCCCGCCCGCGCCGGCGAGGCTGCCGAACCCGGCCCCGGCCTTCGCCGCGGTCTTGGACGAATCCTGCATCGAGTCGTCGAGGCGGCGGATGGCAGCGTCGGCGAGGACGGCCCGGGCCGCGACCCGGTCTTCGGCGTCGCCGGTCTGCCGCAGGGCGCTGGCCAGGAGCTTCGACTCGGCAGCGGTGCGGTCTTCCTTGCTGCCGAGCTTCTCGATGGCGTCGGCAAGGACCCTGGCACCCTTGGCGGCCAGGACGGTATTGTCCCCGACTTTCCTGAATCCGGCGGCGGTACTGTCGGCGCCCCGGGTCAGGAAATCAAACGTGATATTTTGCCCGGCCACGTCTCACCCGCCTCCCGCCGTTTGCTTTCTTGTACGAAAGAGGTGCAGGTTCGATGAGGAACCGAAGGAGAAGCCATGAACAGAACCAGGATCATCGTCATCGTCCGCATCGCGGCACTGGCCGTTGCCGTAGTCGCGGCGGGGGTCCTGTCGCTGGTCGCGGTGGACATGCTTGCCCTGGCCGGGCTGTGGCCGTCCTGGTAACTCCCCGCCGGGGGCCTCGAGATAGTCCAGCAGTGCCTCGAAGTCGGCCACGCTCAGTCTGCCGATCTCCCACGGCCTGATCCCGAGCCTCTCCGCGAAGACCCCGATGTAGCGGTCCCGGTCCCAGGTGTGCCAGCCGGGTCCGGGGGCACCGTAGGGTCCGCCTCGGCCGCCGCCTCGGGCACGTCGAAGACGGACTGCAGCATCTCGCCCAGGTCGAAATCGACCTTCCCGCTGGCGATGTCGGCGTACGGGATATCGCGGCCCTCCCGCCGCCAGATGACCCACGCGAGCACGCTGTACGCCTTAGCCGACACTGCCGCCAGGTCCTGCTGCCACTGGGCGTACCGCGCCCCGTAGACCTCCTCGATCGCGAGCGCCTCCGACATGGGCTGCTTCTGCGCGTCGTAATCGAACGTCTCGCCGTCGATGACTATCTTGGCCACTAGGCTCCCTTGACTGCTCTGTCGGCGACGCCTTCCAGCGCCTTCCCGATCGCCTCGCGGACCCGCGGACCCGCGGCCTCGGCGGGGCCGGAGAACCAGCCGGGCTGGACCTCCTGCCGGTACCAGTGCTCACGGTCACCCCAGAGGGGATGGTGAAGCTCGCCGGCGTCCAGGCTGCGCAGCTTCCGGGCCTTGCTCCTGGCCTGCCCGGTGATGGCCACGCCCGGGTCGCGTTCGTTGGTGCGGACGTTGACGCCGAGCCGCAGGTCCGCGTCGAGGGCCGCCGCGTACGGGTCGGGCAGGTGCGGTTTGAGGCCCTCGACGATCTCGCCCTGCACCGGGACGACAGCGTCGCGCATCGCCCGGGTGACTTCCCGGAGCAGTTCCGTGTCGCCGGCGCGGCGCAGCCGGAACGCGAGCGCCTCCAGCTCCGCCGCCGCGTCCGCCAGCCCGGCCATCAGGTGTTGATGCCGCCCCACTGGGTGTACCGGACCACGGGGCCGGCCGCGGCCCAGGTGGCTTTGAAGTTCACCGGACCCGAGACGGAACCGTCCGCGCTGAAGTCGACAAGCACGGTGCCGTAGAAGTAGGACGAAGGGTCGTTGGTTGCGTCCCAGTAGAGGTACATGTTCCGGCTCAGTCCGTCTGAGGCGGCGACGTAGGTCTGGCTGGTGCCGGCATCTAGAAATCCGCTGAAGTCCCCGGAGGCATCGCTTAGCCCTCCGACATATGTCTTGTTAGCGTCACCGAACGCAGTCACTTCGTCACGGTCCGAAGCCTTATTAATAGACCAGTTGGCCTGGAACGGTATCGGGATCGCGACGCTGCCGCTGGTCAGGCCCAGGTAGATCTGCCCGTTCCGGCCGTGCCGCCTGCTGGATGGCATCTGTTGTCTCCCCTACATGTTGACGGGCTGCCGGTCGAGCAACCGGAGCAGCTGCTTGGCGTGCTCGGTGAACGTGCGGCCCGCGATCGCAGCGCGGGCTTTCAGCGCCGCCTCGGCGCGTTCGGCGGGGTGGGCGAGCGCCCACCGGATGAGGTCCCCGGCTTCGTCCGGGCTGCTGAAGGCGGGCAGCATCGGGAACAGCTCGTCGGATTCCGGCCGCGGGTCCCGCGCGAACCACAGCCCGGACGCGGCCATCTCGATCTCCCGGGGTCCGACGGCCCACCCTTCGCCTTCGTGGCCGTCTTCGGCTTCGCGCCGGTAGAAGTTGATCCCGGTCCGGGCCCGCCGGTAGATCCCGGCGACCTCGGGGTTGTCGACGCAGTCACCGGTGTCGTCGGTGATGGCCGTCCAGTCGCGCAGCGGGGAGTCCTCGGGGAGGTCCATCCACAGGCCGCCCAGCCGGACGTTCAGCCCGGCCAGGTCCATCTGGTCGAAGAACCGGACGCGGCTGGGGAACCCGGTCCCGACGAACGCGAAGTCGTATTCCGGCTCGGCGCCGAACGGCGGCGGGTAGTGGACCGTCTCCCGGTACGCCTGGGGCATGTACTCGGCGGGGCCGACCTGCCGGTAGGCGTCGATGTTGACCGGGTCGTTAAGGAGGCTCAGGTCCGCGTACTCCGCGACTTTCAGCTGGTAGTCGTCCTGGTACGGGCTTTCCGTGAAGATCACGATGATCTTGTGGCCGCGGTCGCGGAGGATCTCCAGGAGCCACGGCTGCAGGAAGAACGCGGAGGTGCACAGGATCACGTCGGGCCAGAACCGGTTCGCGGCGGCGAGGATCGGGTCGAGGGCGAGGCGGCTGGCCTGGTCGCGGTCGAGGTATTTCCGCACCTCACGGCAGCCGCACGGCCGGACCTGCCCGGTTTCGGCGAGCGCGTTGTTATAGAACCGCAGGGCCGCGTCGAGCGGGTATTCCTCGACCGTCTCGCCGAGCCCGGTCAGGGCCTCTGACCAGCCGTTGAAAACGTCAGCCACGGACCAGGACGGCCCGGGGTGGATGAGCAGCCAGCGCATTACACTCCAGGGCATGGAAGGTGACGGCTTACGTGGACCCTGTTACCGGGCTGAGCCGGTAGGCGCACAGACCGCTAGGTCCCGGTGAACGCGTCGCAGGCCACGCTGAACGCGACGGTGGCCACGGTCCCGTCCGGGGTCTGCGTCTGCCGCAGCGAGTGCGGGCCCATGTGGGAATCGCCCACCGTCCCGCCGAGCCTGCGGTCCGCCCGGACGGCGGCGCCGCACGCGGCGTGCAGGGCGTAGGCGCGGGTGCGGGCGGCGGCCAGGTCGTTCTGCCCGTTCAGGACCATGGCGGCGCACCGGATCGTGAACAGCTCCCGGTCGTCGGCGTCGCCGAAGACTTCAGGGTTGACGGAGGCGTCGGCGGCGAGCTGGTCGTCGGCCCGGCCGTTCCAGCCGACGAGGACGGCTTCCAGCGCGGCGGAGGCGGCGACCTGGGGGCCGTCGCGGACATCCACCCCGGCGAGGGCGGGGGCGGCGGTGAATGCGGCCAGCAGCGCGGTGATGGCGTCGGGGACCTGCGACGACCAGGCGGCCATCAGGCCATCACCGGGCGGGGCGGTCCCAAAAGCTCTTTGGCTTTGTCCGGAACCGAGAAAAACTCGCCGGGCTGACGCCAGTGCTCCTCGGAGCCGATCACGCCGGACGCGGCCGTGCCCGGACCTCTTTGCGTCTCCCAGAGATGAGCCAGTATGACCAGCGCACCCCGCTTGTAGTGGGCGGGGATTACCTGGTACCCGGCGATGTAGGTGATGTCGGCGAGGCCGGAGACTGGGAGGCCGCCCATGACCTTGACGAGCCCGGACGGGCTGGCCCGCATCTGGGTGACGTCCCAGGTGACCGAGCCGTCCCACGCGACGACGGAGGTCAGGGAGATGACGGGGGCGGACCGGAGCCAGAATTTCTGCTGCCGCCGCCCGTATCCCCACCCGTAGCCGTAGCCGCCCTGGGACCACAGGTCGAGCTCGTCGGTCACGGTGCGGCGGACGATGACCTCGTGCTTGTACAGCTCGGCGGCGCCGGTGGCGGAGGCGATGAAGTCCCGCAGCTCGTCGTCGAACCGGTGGTCGGCGACGTCCATGTTGAGCTGGCCCTTGGCGTCGTTGAGGGACACCATGGCGGGCCAGGGCGTGGGGGCGGCGTCAAACTCGTCGTCCCAGGACGTGACGGGCCCGGTGGTGACGGCGTGGGCGGTGTACCGGCCCGCGATGGTCGTCTGGTAGGCGAGCCGGTACTGCCCGGTAACCGTCGCGTCGGTGATGGCGGGGGTTGCGGTGGTCCCGTCGGGCAGCGTGATCGTGAGGGTGACGGACGCGGCGTGGGTGAGGGCCCCGGTGGCGTCGAGGACGTCGAACGCGATGGGGTACATGCCGCCTGCGCTGATCATGGGTACTGGCCTCCCTCGGCGTGCGGTAGGGACATCTGCCCGGCCGCGGCGTACGCGAGAGCGGGCGTTCCGGCGGCGGCCGCGGCGGGGATGGCCATGGCGGCCTGCCGGGCGGTGCCGTAGACGGGCGGCGGTGGCGGGATGGTGACACCCAGCGCCGCGCCGAGGGCCTGCGCCGCGGCGGCATGGGCGGTGACCGCGAGGGCCGCGGCCGCGTTCTGGGCTGCGCCGGCTCCGGTGGCGAGCCCGGCGGCGGCTGCGCGTGAGGCGCCTTGCGCGGTGCCTGCGGCGGTGGCTGCCGCGGCGCGGACGCCGGTCCCCGGGGTGGCCTGCCCCGCGGCGCCGGTTCCGGTGGCGGCCGCGGCGGGGATGATCGCGGCGAGGGTCAGGCCCGCGTTGAGCGCGGCGCCTGTCCCGGTGGCGAGCCCGGCGGAAGCATTGGTGAACGCGGCCGTGCTGACCGTGGCGTTCAGCGCGGTGCCTGTGCCGGCAGCGGTGCCCGCTGCCGCCCCGATGGCCGCAGCGGGGCTCTGGGCGGTTCCCGCGGCGGCGGCCAGGGTGGCGGCGGCGGTGCCGGACGAGGAGGTGCTGACCGTGGCGTTCAGCGCGGCGCCGGTCCCGGACGCGAGGACCGCCGTGACGGACGCGGCCGTGGTGACGGCGGGGTTCTGCGCCGCGCCGGTCCCGGCGGCCAGGGCGGCAGTGACGCCGGGGGCGGCCGCCGGGTTCTGCGCTGTCCCGGTTCCGGCGGCCAGGACGGCGGTGACCTGTGCCGTGGCGGTGACGGCCGGGTTGAGCGCGGCGCCGGTCCCGCTGGCCAGGGTGGCGGCGGCGCTCCCCGATGACGTGGTGCTGGCGGCGGCGTTGAGCGCCGCGCCCGCGCCGGACGGGAGGACCGCCCCGGCGCTGGCCGCTGAGGTGGCCGCGGGGGACCAGGCCGCGCCGGTTCCGGCCGCGGCCACTGCGATGACGGACGCTGCGGCGGTGACGGCGGGAGAACTGGCGGCGCCGGTCCCGCTGGCCAGGGCCGCGGCGGGTGATGCCGTGGCGGTGACGGCCGGGTTGAGCGCGGCGCCGGTCCCTGCGGCCAGGGTGGCGGCGGGTGCGGACACCGCCGTTGCGGCCGGGTTCGGTGCCGCCCCGGTCCCCGTGGCCAGGACGGCACTAGCGGTGGTGCCGGCGGCCGTCTGGGCGGTGGCGTTGAGCGCTGCCCCGGTCCCGGACGGCAGGGCCGCGGTGACCGCGGCGGCGGTCGTGACGGCCGGGGACTGCGCGGTGCCGGTCCCGGCGGCGAGGACGGCGGAGACGTTCGTGTTGGTGGTGACCGTCGCGTTCTGCGCCGCGCCGGTGCCGTGCGCCAGCCCGGCCGCGCCGGCCGCCGGGGTCAGGCTGACGTACAGGCCGGCCCAGTTGACGTTCTGGACCGCGCCGGAGGCGGCGGTGCCCTGGTTGGCGTAGATGCGTACGCGCAGCGTGGCCAGCTGGGCGTACGTGACGTTCGTGAAGGTCAGCGAGTCGATGTTGGCGGAGGCCGTGGTTTTCGCGCCGAGTCCGGAGCCGATCAGGGACCCGGACCCGCTGAAGTCCCACAACTCGATCGTCGGGGCGCCCATCAGCGGGCTGGACTGGAACTGGCTGACGGTGACGGTAACCGAGTTGATCGTGTCGCCGGGACTGACGCCCGTCCATGACCCGAAGGCGGACAGTTCCAGCGCGGTGGAGTATTCGGCGATGCGGGACGGGCCGGGCGGGGTGCCGCCGCGCCACCTGAACTCGTTAGGGCCTGTCCGCCCCGGGGGTACCGGTGCGGGCCGCCGGGGAAACCAGACGGGCACCGGCATGGGCTAACCGTCCCTGCTGGCTAGTTGAGCTGCGTGGGCAGCCACTGGGTGCACTGGACGGTGGCGTTCGCCCCGGCGAGGGTGGCCCGCAGCGCGATCCCCTGCGTCTGGGTCGTGTCGACGGTCGCCGTGGTCTCACCGGATATGGCGGGCAGCGGGAACGCGTTGCCGATGCTGGTGCCGGTGGTCAGGGCCTGCGGGTTCGCGGCCAGCGCGGCGCCGGAGGCCAGCAGGCCGTAGAACCCGAACTCGCCCTGGGTGGCGAGCGTCCCGGACGTGGCGACCGCCGTGCACCGGATCAGCGCTTCCAGCTTCCACTGGATGCCGGTCATCGCGGTGGTGCCGGTGCTGATCCCGCCGGTGGTCGCGAGCGTCACGTAGGTGGTACCGGTGTTCCCGATGTTGGACGCCAGGAAGAACGTCAGCGTCGTCGAGGTGGTGGTGGTGGTGACGAACCCGCGTGCTACGACCGCGATCAGCATGCCCGGGTAGAACCCGCCGGCCGGGACGAACGCGTTGTAGTCGGCGGTGTTCGGGGTCGGCCGGGGGCTGATCGTCGCGGTGGTGGCCGTGCTCAGGGCCGTGCCCGCCCCGGACCACACGGTCTGGGCGGGGATCAGGATGTTGCCCCAGTTCTGGTTAGCCAACGCCTCTCCTTGTTGTCAGGGCCCGCCGGACGCGAGCTGCGGGGTTCCCCACGATCCGTACACGCCGCCCAGGTCGGTGCCGGTGCCCGCGTACCGGGGGCCGACTGTCACGGTGCTGGTCACGATCGCCGGGTTCAGGGCCGCGCCGGTCCCGGACGCCAGCCCGGTCGGGATGCCCGACGCGGCGGCCAGGATCTCAACCAGGATCTCGGCGAAGTCGTCGGAGCCGGTCAGCCACGCCATCGTCACCGAGGACCCGGTGGACGGGCTGGTCGCTCCCGCGCTCTGCCCGGCCGCGCCGGTGAAACCCGACCCGCCGATGAACCGCGACGTCGACGGGGCCGTGGCCGAGGTGAACCCGGACCCGGAGCAGCAGAACCCGGCGATGATGTTGCCGCTGGTGTTCGCCGCCAGCGCCGCGGACGGGGTGGTGGTGGGCGCCGGGGTGTTCGCGGTCGCCGGGGTGCCGAACGCGGCCCCGATGGTCTGCCCGGCGCCGGTGAACGACAGCGACCCGCCGGACAGCCCCGCCGGCGTGCCCCCGGCCGCGGTGACCACCACGTTATGGGCTGCCCCGGCGGCGGCGATGATGCCCCACACCTGCAGGAACCCGGCCGTGATGCCGCCGGAGTGGACGGCGCTGCCGAGCGCCGTCATCGCCACGCTGTTGTACGTCGCCGTCATGGAGAACCCGGCGTCGGAGCCGGCGTCCAGCGCGCACCCGGCAATCAGGACGGTGCTGGACCCGGTGATCGTGTGCGCCCACGTCACCGTCGTGGCGCTGGTGCTGCTGCCGCCGGATGAGGACGGGCCTACCGCGTCAAACCCGACGGCCACGGCGGCACCTCACGGGACGGTCCAGGTGGC